GTTTGTATAACGGTTCTGAAATTTGGATTGGCGGTCTTGGGGATAAAGAGCAAGCGGATAAAATTCTTGGGCATGAGTATTGCACGATTTATTTTAACGAGATTAGCCAATTAAGTTATGTAACTGTTACTACTGCTTATAGCCGTCTTGCGCAGAGGGTTCAGGGCTGTAGAAATCTATTTTTCTATGACTGTAATCCGGGCAGCCCTTTACATTGGGCTTATAAAATATTTGTTTTGAAAAGAGCTTTTACTACCGGAGAGCTTTTGGAAAAAGCGGAACTCTATACTTCTATGATTTTAAATCCTGATGATAACAGGGAAAATCTGCCGGAAGATTATATTTCTGACATTCTTGATGTGCTTCCTGAAAAACAAAAGGCAAGGTTCCGTGATGGATTGTGGGTAAAAGCCGAGGGCGTGATTTACGAAAAGTTTGAAGAAAGCATGATTGTAAAGGCTGCTGACTTGCCTGAACAGTTTGACCGATACGCTGCCGGACAGGATTTTGGGCTTAATATCACTTTTGTTAAAATTGGCTGGGTTGGCGATATTGTTTATGTCCTTTGCGATTATGGGGCTTTCAATATGACTACTCAATCTTTTAATGAAGAACTGAACGCCAGAGGCTGGCTTGATTATAACAATGATATGGGCTGCCCTGTTTACTGCGATCCTGCGGGCGGGGAACGCATACAGGAAATAACAGGGGGCGTTAAAGCAAATAATTCTGTTGACAGCGGGATTGATTATATCAATGCAAAAATAGAACGCCGTCAATTTTTTGTTTGTGAAAAATGTACCGGGGTTCTTTCTGAAATATGGGATTACTGCCGTGATGAAGGGGGGCAGATTGTAAAGGTTAATGATCACTTTCTTGATGCCTTACGGTATGCGGTCTTTTCCGATGTTCAGCAGGGGGTGATTTTTCAATGAAGCAAAGTTTCATCAACCCTTTTAAAATATTTTTAAATAACATACAGCGACATAAAATTAGCCACGAGCGACAATTAAATGACACCTATGTAAAGACAAAAAATAGTTTTCAAAATTTCTTGACTTTAGACGATCTGCCAACTAAATTTAATATAGACCCCTTCAACGATACTTATCTTTGCAACGCATGGGTAAATATTGCGGTTAACGTACTAATACGCAATTTTGCCCGTGCGGATTTTATTCTCGAAAGAGACGGGGTTGAAATACATAACGGCCCTCTTTTTTCTCTATTCCACAGACCGAATGAATACACTAGTAGATATGACTTGTGGAAGGAGACTGCTGCTTGGTGGTTCATAGAGGGCGAAGCGTTTTGGTGGTTCGGTCCTGAATATTCCGGCGGACTGCCAAAACAAATGTACATTCTTAACCCCCGAAAGCTCCAGCTTGAAGGAGAGGGGTTGGATGTGCAAAGAAATTTTACTGACAAAAAACGACGGTGGTTTTACCATGCCGGAGCCGAATTAGTACCTATATTTTCTGACGAACTGATCCACTTTAAGGATTGGAACCCCTGGAATCCTCTGCGGGGAGTAAATCCTCTTGTCTCTTTAGCCCTCGAACTTGAACAAGATTATTTCGCAAATAAAGCCAATTCTACCCTTCTTAAAAATAACGCCATTCCGCAAGGTTTGTTGAAAACCGATCAAACGCTTAGACCGGAAGAAGCTGATGCAATAGAACGGCGGTGGGAAAGTAAATACGGACAAGTTAAAGCAGGGCGCAAGATTGCGGTACTTGGTAAAGGCACAAGTTTTGAAGCGTTAAGTTTTAACCCTGATGTTGTAAAACTTTTTGAATTAAAGCGGTGGAACCTCTACACCATTCTTGCTAAATACGGAATACCGCCGAGAGTTGCAAATATTTCTGACAAGTCAACTGCTCTTTCCGGTAAAGACACTAAAGAACAGCACTCCGCATTTTGGCAATATACCTTAATTCCTCTGTTACGCCAATTTGAACAAATACTTGAAAGCCAGTTTTTTATGCGTTTTGGTTTAAAAGAAAACGGTCGTTTTGATTTATGGGATATACCGGAGCTTCAGGAAAATGAAGACGCGCAAAGTAAAAGAGATATTGCGGAAATTAACGCAGGTATTAAAACCATAAATGATGTTTTGAAAGAAAGGGGCAAAGAACCGAAGCCGTGGGGTGATGTGTGGCACAAACCTAAATCTTTAGTTTCATTTGATTCTGAAAAGATCAAAAAGGAAGGGGCTTAGTGGCTGGGGGTATAATCGTTATCAGCCGTGCTGCCTCTCTTTACCCTCTTTATGAGCAAATTCTTAAAGGGCTTGGCTATAAGGATTTTATTTTTTCTTCTGCTGAAAAAGACGGTTTGGACAGGCTCATTGAAGAAACGAACCCTCGACTTCTTATGATGGATAGTAAATTTTATGAAATGGGAACGCCCTACATGATGGGTGAACTTATAAAAAGATTTCCATCATTGAATACTGCCGCTGTTTCAGTAGAACGGTTTGCGGTAAGTAAAGCTGTTTATTTTTATTGGCATGGAGTTAAATCTTATGTTGATTTGTTTGAAGGGTTTGAGGAATTTAAAAAAGGTTTGCGGCTTGTTATAGACGGGAAAAAATATATTTCACCAATGGTAAAAAATGAACTTAAAAAAAATAATGTTCCCCCTAATGTAAATTTGAAAGCAACTAAACGGCTTATGGAATGTTTAATCATGCTGTGCTGTGGTTTCCGCACTAAGCGTATTGGGGATAATCTTCATATTTCAAGAAGCACTGTAGAAAACCATTTGCAATGTTTATATGACATTTATCATGCGGACAGCCGTGAAGAAATGGTTGCTATGGCGTGGATTTTAGAACTTGTTACTAAAGAGGATATTCAATTTTATGACGAAAGGAAGGAGAAATTATGATTGTAAGAACTAAAAGCGGTAATTACCGTGCGGATAATTCAGTTATGTTACTGGATTTTTTAGGAGTGAAAAAGGAAACGGCGGGAACGCATAAATTGACAGGTGATGTTGAATTGATTGCTTCTGTTCCATTTTGTTTAGCGGCAGAGACAGAGGAACAAAAAGGTATTGCGTGGACTTTTTCTACTTTTGATCTTGACCGTTACCATGAACGGATTGATCCGCTTGGGTGGGATTATTCGCAGTTTGTGAAAAATCCGGTTATTGAGTGGGCGCATAGATACGACATTCCGGCGATTGGCAAGGCAGAAAATATTTTTGCTGATGACAGCGGTTTGCATGGTGTATTGGTTTTTAATCCGAAGGAATATGATCCGTTTGGCTGGAGCATTGGGGAGCGTGTTAAAGCTGGTGTCATTCGTGCAGGGTCGGTGGGCTTTAGGGTTATCGAGATTGAAATTCCGTCAAAAGAGGACAGCAGAGACGGAACATCATTAATTTTCCGTAAGCAGGAACTTTTAGAATTCAGCGTGTGCAATGTTCCGGCTAATCCTTTTGCGCTTGCAAAAGCTATGACGGAAGCAAAACAGGATATTAGTCAACCTCATTTTTGGGGCGGCTTTATCAATAATATTCAAGGAGAGTAACAAATGGAAGAATTGTTGAAGGCTATTAAACAGAAATTAGCCAACATGAAGAAAATCGAAAGTACCGGGTTTACCGATCCGGCGAAGGCTGCGGAGTATTTCAGGGATAAAGAAATGATTTTAGAGGAAATCACTAAAACCCTTGAAACTATGACAGATAACCAGTCAACACAGCTTGTAGCACTGGAAGCAACTGTTAAAGAACTTCGCAAGGAACTAAAGGCGCAAGCCTCCAGCCCTCGTGAACTTTCACGGCGGGAAATTCTTTATTCTATAGGCAAGGGAATTGCGGCGGCGTGGACAGGGAATAACAAGACACTTGCGGAACTGGCGTTTTCACCTAACCTAAAAGCGGATAACTGGACTAATCCTCGTGATGTGTCATGGGGTGAAAAAGGTTGGACAGTAAAAGCTCCGTTGGGTGAACCTATGGGGAATATGGCAACGAATGAACAGTATTTGATAAACCCGATTTATGAAACAGAGATAATGCAGGACGCAGCCAAAAAATCTGTGATGATGAACCTTGTCCGTCATCGTCCGATGATGGGTCCTTCTATCTTTCTTCCTACTCGTGATCGTGGCGGCGTTGAATTACATTGGCTGACGGCTTACGGACAGCAGATCAAGGGGAGCAAGCCGAAGGGTGCGGAGCGTGTCGAATTAAAGGCATATACGCTGGCGGGTTACATTCCGTGGTTTGATGAATTTGAAGAAGATGTCTTTGTCGATTTGGGTCAAATGTTTGTTGACGAGTTTATCGAAGTTTACGGACAAGAATTCGACCGTCAATGTTTGTTAGCTGATGATGATCCGTTTACTGGCGCTATGTCCTGCGCCGATGTTACGAAGGTAACTATTGCGGGTAACACTATCAACGATCTGACTTGGAAAGATTTTAGGGATGCCGTTTATAAAATCCCTGCGGAAGAAAGAAAAGATTGTGTTTGGTTTTTGAATGAAACTGTACTCAATCATATTGCGAACATCGAGGATACGACAGGCAGACCGATTTGGCGGCGACCGACAGAAGCAATGCCGGGGCGGTTGGACTTGTACCCTTATCACGAGGTCAATATTCTTCCGCAGATTGCGGACATAAAGGCTGATGAGCCGTTCGCTGTTTTTATGAACCCTAAACGAATTCAGCATGGCAACCGCAAGGGTATCGAGATCAAGAAGTTTGACGGTACGACAGAAAGCCTTGAATATGGGGAATTGTTTTTGAGGTTTAGAAAGCGGGACGGTTTCCTTGTTACTCGACCAAAAAATAATATTTTGGTTTTGAAAACAAAGGCGTAAAAATCATTATCGCAAGTTCTTTGAAAAATACATTGTTAGGTGAATATCACTTTTCAATGTCAGGGAAGGAAAAAGCCGCCGGAGCGTGTAAAACTCCGGACGGCTTACTTTTTATAAATAAACACTGATGGCGTTTTCGGTTAATCTTCCGTCATTGCTTTGAGGCGGCGGCAGATTGTCAATAAGTTCTATTTCTTCACGGAAGATCCGAGCGTCATCACCTTGTAAATAAACATGGGCTTTATAGTCATTTTTGAATAATAAATAATGCCCTGTGCCGACCTCGTAGGAATAACTGAAATTTTGTCCTTGATAAACTGGTAAAAACATAACAGCTCCTTGATTGGAAATACCCCTGCACAAGCAGGGGCAAAAAAAATTAAACTGCGATTTTATAAGGGTATTTTTCTTTTTCCTTTTCCCCCTTTTCTACTTTTTGGCTTCCCTTTTTTGCCCTGATTTCGTCCAGCGTGTCTTTACTGCTTATGTTCTTTTTTGCCTTTCCGGAAAAAATCCATGCTTTGTGTTTGCCGGAAAACCAAAAGCCGAGTTCTTTTAATTGTTCTCTGACTTCTTTTGAGTTGAAACAATAAATCCAATAGCCTATGATTTCAATTTCACAGTCAAGATTTATTATTTTCTGTAATATGTCTTGAAAAGGCGAGACGGCTTCTTCGTTTGGTTTCCAGTCTTTATCTTCATAATAAGAGTTAAAAGAATGGGACATAAAACTTTTTAAGAAAAAGTTAAACTGGATTATGATTTCTTTTGTGATGGCTTCGCCTTCTTGCCCTGCATGGTCGGGGTGGTATTGTAAAAGCAATTTTCTATAAAGTTTTTTTGCTTCTTCAACCGATTGGCATTTTTCAAAGTAATTCATTTTATACCTCTGCAAATAGTTTTAGTTGTTCGCTGTCCAATACTGGAAGCGTTAAGGGTTTCTTATAAACCCTATGAAGATAAGCAATGTATTGATGAGCTTCAGACAATGTTGAAAATATGCGGGAAGTTGTAAGAAAAGTTTTTATGTAAGGGAAAAATGGGAGTGTGGTGGCAGCTTCTGTGGTGCTGTTTAATGATGTTTTGACAAGTGACGGCTTGCCTTTTGTTAGTTTGAAATCCGCATAAACTTGATATTTTGTTTTCATAAAAACTCCTTGCTGGAAATAACCCCCGCACAAGCGGGGGGGCGGTGCTGTTAAACGATTAATTCTGACAGCGCAAATAAAACTTTGTTTTGTTCCTGCGGTGTGTAGGTACTGCGGAAAGTGCAGCCATGACATTTTGTGGTGTCTTTGCATAACTGACAGACTTTTTCCGCTTGTACGACTGACGGAAGAATTTTGACTATAAGGTCAACTGCTGCGGTCATTGGCAAGCCCAACGCCCAAGCTAAACGGCGGACAGTTACGGATGCCGTTTCTGAAAACTGCGGACTATAGAACCGCTTTTGATTTTTAGGTTGCATTTGCAAACCCCCTGAAAGTTAATAACCCCCATTAGCTAAGAACAGGGGACATGAAGGGGAACTGCAAAACCCGAAACCGCCGCCTTTATGAAACCAACCGAAGGCTGGCGGGGGGGGGGGCTGTAGTGCCTCTTCACTTCTTCCAGAGGCACGCTCACCCCCCCGCCATTCGGACTACCGATAGCTTTCTTATTAGGGTCTTGGTAGGGGCTTTCGCAGGGACGACTATATTTTTTAACTAGGTCTTATTGTCTACCAATGCCCCGCCCCGAAGGGTTGGCACGGTTCTTGACCGCCTGTGGGGCAGTGATTTGCGATTCAAGAACCGTGCCAAAGGGGTATTTGGGAATGAATGTCTCTTAATAAGGAAAAGCTATCTGACGAAAATTTAGAACGACTATTTTAGTGTGATATAGAGTGTTACTTATTAATTTTAAGCCCGTTTTTTGATTCTCTATAGTTCTTTATATATTTTCTACTTTTTAAAATATTTAAAAATTCGACGGACGTAGAAGTATTGGGAATAAAATATTTTTTTTCGCTTTTCGTTATATTAAAATATGGTTCTGGAAAAGATAATAATATATCTGTTATATCATTATTGTCAAATTCATGATTTATTTTGTTAAATAATGCAATTTTATAATCTATTGTTTTTTTAGATACAATTAAAACAGTTTTTAATATGTTTTTGTCTAAACCGCTTAGACTATCAATCATTACCAATTGTCCAATCAAATTTAGTATTTCACTGTTGGCGACAATAGTTTCTTCAGTATGGTTTATAAGTTTTTGCTTTTCACTTAATGAAATAACAGATGATTCTAACAGCTTAATAATATCACCATAGTCTAATGATAGTTTATAAATAATTTCTTTTTGTTGCTCTCTACATTTTTCAATCAATTTTATATGCAAATTAGATTTATATTCTTTTAGTTTTTCATAATTTTCTTCGCTCAAACCTAAAACATTTTTTTCTACTAATAATTTTATTTTATCCATGTCCAAATTCTCAAGCTTCAATGAGTTGTAATAATAAGGAATAGAATTTAATATTTGTGCATAAGAATTATTGTTTATTTCATTATTTAAAATCAATGATATTAAATATTTTTTTACAGACTCTTCATCAGGATCGTTTTTTTCAATTTTTTCCATTGAGAGTGCTTTGGCATTTTCTATATTGTTTAAAAATACCAAGCAAGCTTCATCCAGTTTTTCTTCATTGTTATAGAAATTACTTATCATATTTTTCCAAATTGGTACGACTTTAGAATTATGAAAAAGTATATTTTCTATCTCAATTTCATCAATCTTATCAGAATCAGATATTTTTGTATCTGATTTTTGAATAATAGTATTTTTATCATCTTTATCAATATCCTTATTATTTAATAATTCACACAAACAATCTTCGTCTTCATTTGTATTATGTTCTAATTTTAAATAGACATTTTTAATATAATCCCCGATATTATTTTTTATGTACTTGTTCATAGAATCACAATCTGAATTTTTAACCATATAATAATTTTTTGTATCAAAGTCAGTTTGATTAAATTTACCATTTGCTTGCATTATTGTTTTTAATAAACCTATATTAATTACATAACAACTATTTTTATGAATGTAATCAAGCATATCTTGAGATACAATGGAAGCATTAATGTTATAGTTAAATTTTATATCAAATGCCTTGAGAATATTTTTTATTGTTGCATCATCGTTAATAAGGTTGAAAATATCAAAATTATCGTTAGGGTTATCAGCAATAACTTTTGGCAAATATGTTTTTTCTGATATAGCTTTTATAATCTTTGCATCTACATTTTCGATAATCAATTTAAAGTAAAACGCCATTTTTTCTGGAGTAATACTGCTATCTTTATATGCAAGGTCGAAAACATTAATTTGATAACAATACAATTCTCTTATGAACAAGTTAATGTTGATTCCATTATCAATAAAATTGTTTATGAATTTTATTGATTTATCAGCTTGATTTTTAAAAATACTAAAAATAGCGTTTTTTTGTTCTTCATATTTATCATTAGTTAAGATAAATTCTAGCAAGTTATAATTGAGTATATATTCTTTTCTAAAATCATTAATATGTATTTTTTTAATAAGATTTTTTATATTATTAAGTTTTTGATCTAAGCTTGTACTAATTTGAGATTTAACGTTTAGAAGATAAATATGGTCGTTCTTTGAAAGACTTCCTTCATGGAATAAAGATATATAATCTAAGTAGTTTTCGTCAATATAACCATTCCTAAGTAATAAAAGAATTAGTTTTTGTTTGTTGTCTTTCATTTCAATAGAAATATATTTATTAGATATAAGGCTACATATCTTTTCATGCCTTAATTCATTTTTATTCTTTTCAAAGAGAGCTATCTTTTGTTTTAGCTCCTGTACTTTACCATTATTCCAATCTAAAACCTGCCGTTTACGCTCTTTATAGGTATATTCAGAATCTACTTGTTTTTCAATCTCTGAAAAACTTACATTTGCCTTTCTTTTTTCTAATCTATAGCTTCCGCCGTAACCACCACCATAAGATGAAAACAAATTGTAATAAACATTATCATCAATAAAATATGAAAAAATATCATCATCGAGGACATTCGTAAAATTATAATTTTGATTATTTATATTAAAAGAATTAATACTATTCAAGCCATTTATAAATTGTAACACATATAGAGAGTGTAATTCTCTTACATTTTTTATTTTTAGAGATTCTAATGTATTTATTTCGTTTTTATGATCAAGGATTTTTTTGTCAATTTCGACAGCCTGTTGTTTTATATAATCATGTCTTTTATTAATTATATCATATAAATCGCCTTCGTAGTTGCTTAACTTGACAAAATCGTTAGGGTATATGTTTTTATATACAATTATAGCAAGTAGCTTATCAGGATTTAATTCGTTGTTTTTACTGAGTAGTTGTTTATAAATTGTGAATTCATTGATTATATTGTACAACACCCTCATTTCATCAATAAAAAGCGAAATGTCATCTATCAAGCTTTCTGATACATTAAATGTTGTTAGTAATTTATTTCGTAGTATTTCATTTGAATTAGAAGAATTAATCACTGGAATAACAGGTATGATAAAATCAAAAAATTTTGTTCTATCTTTATCAGTAAACATTTCATCTCGGATAGCATAGATAAAAACTACATTTCTGTTTATTTTTTTAGAATTATTAATAAGCAAATTTATTTCTCTTAATTTTGTGAAAATATCTGTTTCCTGAAAACGATCTAAATCTTCAAATATAATAACATTGTATTTGGTAGCTTCAAAAAAATATAATATTTCCTCTAGATTATGATTTAAAACAGACTGGTTTATTTCTGGGGCAATATGTATTTCGGCATTGTTGATGTTTAATTTGCTGATTTTTAAATTATAAAGCATTCGTATTGTTTTGCGTATGACAATAATTACACCCACGGTAGAAGTGATCAAAAAACTATAATGGAGAAATATTTTCATAGTATCCGAAAGGTTAATGTTCGGTAAAATTTGAGAAAGCATATTCGGCTTAATTAGAAAGGTGCTTGCTATAATAAAGAAAAAACAAAAAACAGGGACAAAAAACAATTCCCACCAAGAAAATTTCTTTATTTTCTTTAATCTGGAATCTGGCAACTTAAAATCTTTTTCTCTATAAAACAATTGCTGAATAATACTTAATTCTATTAAGCGTTGTAAATTTTCTCCTTCGGTTTTGCCTTTTGTCTCTTTTTCTTCTTTAAATGTGGCTAGCGATATATTTAAGAAATGTAGATTTTTTTGGATGTTATTTTTTTGAAAAGATTGAAGGATACTACTTTTTCCTGATCCATAAGAACCAGTTAAAGCAATATTTCTAATGTTTTTACTTTTCCGATTATTCAAAGCCCAACTTAAAGCGTCAAAGTAATGTTTTCCGTCTTTAATTTGATCTGTAGGGGTCAAGGAATAAAAAAATGAACCTGTTTTTGGGGGAGATAAAAATTTGTTAATCATTTTTTGCCAATTATTGACAAAAAATAGTTTGATTTTATTCATATTTTTACTTTCAACAATTTCCTTCCCTGCACTTCTGTCAAAATAGTCATTTGCTGTATGGCGATTTTGTTTAGGCGTAATAGGCGTTCGTTTTGCGGTATGCCGTCGTTGATTAGTACGGCGTTGATGTTTTCCATGTTGGATAGACAGATTAATTCATTGATTGAAGCATAGTCACGGATGTTGCCTTTCATCTTTGGATTATTTGTTCGCCATTCTTTGGCGGTTATGCCGAATAGGGCAATATTCAAAACGTCTGCTTCGTCTGCGTATATTATCGAGGCTTGTTTTGGGGTAAGCTCTTTGGGGACAAGGTTCTGCTTTACAGCGTCTGTGTGGATATGATAATTGATTTTTGCCAATTCCCGTTTGGCTGTCCAGCCTAGCAATTTTTGCTCTATGTCTTTCAGGCGTTGGAATTCTTTTACAATGTATATTTGGAATTCAGGGCTTATCCACATTGCAAACTGGAAGGCTATATCTTTGTGGGCATAGGTTCCGCCATATCTTCCGGCTTTTGCGTGAAGGCTGAGGGCATTGGTTCTCTGAACAAACTCACCTACGCTTATCTTAAAACTGTTCAAACCAGATTTGTTTCTAATTGTGGCGAATTCGCCATAATTAAAATTGGGGTTGTTTATTTGTTCCCAAATGCCGATGTATTCAAGGGTGTTCCGGTTTCTGAGCCAGTCGGTTACAAAAAAATCTCCGTCTTTTGCCTTTAGCATATCGGTAAGGCAGATATAGTCTTCTTTGTCTATTTGGATAACGCTTATTTCTGTTTCTAAAACGGTTATCTTTGCCATGATTCCCCTCGTTTTAACAAAATCGCTGTTTCTATGAACATCATATCACAGAAAAGCTGGAAAAACCACCGGATTGGTGCTATTCCTCGTAAGCCTTATATACGGTTTCAAGGGTTTCAAGCACGTTTTTTGTAATGTCAATCTTGAAACGTTCAAACAGTTGCCGGTGTTCGGCTGGCGAATGGTCGTGTCTGAATAACTCGTATACTTCTACTCCCAGACCGTTGGAAATAGCGGATAAGGTGTCCGAGGTTGGGTATTTTATGCCCCTCTCTATATTGCTGAGGAAGGTTATTGAAATATTGGCTTTTTCCGCAAGGGCGGCTTGTGATATTTGCCGCTGGTGGCGGTAAAACCGTATGCCCTTGCCAAGTATGCCCCTTAATTCGTGTCCGGTTATCAAAGATTTTATATACTCCTACAATTCTACCTCCTATTAAACCATGAGGATTAGGCTATTGACAAAAATCTATATGTTCTATATATTGAACTATAGGGAGATATTATATAACTTCTAAAGGTTTTTATCTTTATAAAAGTGTGGCGGATGTTTGAATTACTTGTTATTTTGTACTATAAAAAAAGAGAGCAAGGCGCAATTTGCATTGGAGTAAGCCCCTTCAAAGCCCTTCCTTTGCGCCGAACCAG